TCTTATTAGAGTGGTGTGATTTTGTTACCAGTTGTGGTCACACAACACCCTATGACTTAATTTTAGACCACAACAATAGGCTCTATAAAGTACAAGTAAAAACCGTCAGCCAAGCAAAAACGTCAGCAGGATTAAGATATAGATTTAATGCCAATGGTCTTCAAAGATCAAAACAATATTACACCTCAAGGAATGACATCTATGCGTTGGTTTTTTATCCTGAGAAGGTTTGTTTGTTTAAACCGAACATAGGTAATCAAAGGCATTACACGTTTGAAGATGTACCAACAAAAGGAGAGGAATTTGATTCGTTACAAGAAACTTTAGAGCAGTTGAATAATGCTCCGATTTTAAAACCGATTGATGAAGGTTGACAGGTGGGAAAACGCTACATAGTGTTTAAAGAAATAGGGGGCAACTTATTTTTCTCCTTTAAAAAAATATCCTTATCGTTGCCCCTTTCTTTCTTACTTTAACCCTACGCTAAATAAGCCGTCTTCCTGTTTACGGATAAAAGGACTGTAGTTCAAGCCCTGTTTTTTTCTCTGAACATACAAGGACTGTCTCACGCCTTCGGCAATGTCTTTTTCTAAATCCTCAATGTAAACACCGGACTCTAGTTGATCCAAATATTTCTCGTATTTTGAGGCTTTCTTTTTTGGGACTCCTTTCCTAACTTTCATGAGATACCTCTTTTATCTTTAAGGTTTTTAATCTAACGCTATAAGCGTCTTTAGCCGGGACAATTCGTTCTTCTGTTGCCCTCCTGTGTTGCATGGGCCAACGAACTTCATAACAAATACGCCTATCGCCTTTCTGTGTCCAGAACTCGCCAAGTGTATTTTCTTTAAGCATAGCCATTAATTTAGCGGTACTTTCTGCTTTTATCGTTGACCATTTCTTTAGTGCTGAATCAGCCAGACTGATAAGCTCAATATGATCTTCAGCTTCATCTTCTAATTCAAAAGGCACTTCATTTTCCACAGCTTCATCCCAAAAACTTAGTGCGTCATTAGGATTAACAGGTGTGTAAGGATCTTCTTCTTTGATGCGTCTATCGAAATCTAAGACTAATTTATGAATCTCTTTGACCATAACTTCGTCCCGGTGGTAGATAAACATGCGTAGATCCGTAGATTGATATAACACTATCAATACGCCCCATTTGGCATCCACACAATCCATTAGACCTTGCATCTGCATTCTGCCACGCCACAAAGGAGGTTCTAATTCAGGATAGTCTCTTGTACATTTACACTCTAAAACCACCTTACCCGACATCTTTGCTTGGTCAGATCCCATAACGTAAATACCACTAGCCGGGTCATGCTTAATAACATGATCTTCACCTGCATAAGCAATACCATCCATAGATCCTTGTATGGGTAATTCCGGATGCGTCACAGCGTAGTCAACTTCTAAGTCAGCATTAACCAACTTCAAAGTTTTTACAGCGTGTTCTAATAATGGGTTTTCTAATAGATCTCCCATAAACATCGTGAGGTTTTGCTCCCCTCTTACATCTTCGCCTTTCTTAGCGTTGATGCACTTACTTAGAGCAAGTGATCGGGTGGCGTTTAGATAAGGACTAACCCCTGCGATGCTTGGTAGTATGGAAAAACTTGCTTGATCGTCTCTGCTTTTTTTCCCTACCATGATTTCACCCTCGCTAACTCGTCTTCTAATTCGTTTAAAGGAGTAGCGCAGATGATCGGTTTTAACCAAATTTCGGTATGACCGTCTTTGGTTTTACGCATCCCTGCTATCTTATCTGTAGGTATTTTTTTTATCCCTGCTCCTACAACAAGGGGTCTGATATACTTCATATCAGTTAGTGAGAAAGATAAAAACAGCTACACCTACAACGGCTCCGACTATTTCAATCTCTCCTAGATAATTTCTAAAGAATCTAGTAAGGTTAGTAGATCTACTGTTCTTAGTAGATTTAATATACCTAGTATAGTTAATAAATTTGGCACAACTGGCGAATTTACCAAAGTATATATTATACGAACCCTTCAAAACGAAGAAAAATGCCCTTAAAGCACTCTTACTAGGGTTTTTTGTATTAATATATCGGTTAAAATCAACCACTTGCGACAGATGGTAGTACGGTAAAATACGCATAAGTCACTCCGGTTTCTATGTGTGTAATTGTTATACATGCATTAAGTGGGCCTACACAGCTCCCTTATAATGTTGGGTCTTGGTAATGTTGCCATTGGCGGTGCATTTCAAATTTTGATTTGCGTCTCCAATTAACATTCTCGCGTGAAGTAAACGTGAGTATTGAGGCACTCGTTGTTTGGATATTCTTAACAACTCTGCGGTTATGAATTCCAAAATATCAATGGTGTTTTGCAAGTGTTCAATCTTCTCTAGTGGAATCGTTAATCGCTTGCAACCTTCTTGGTGGAACTTTTCGTAAAAACTGTCCCGGTTGAGTTTTCCGTTTGTACTCATTCTGTTTTTCTCCTTTTCCTAAAATAAATAATCTTATTAAATTTGTCTACAACAATCGCACATGAATTAATATGCATATAATTATATGCATATATTTATATAGGTATTTATTTGTCTCCTTTTTTGTTTTTATTCTCTTTCGTTGCTAGCCGTATGTGATGGGATCTCATCATGGCATAGACATTACTAGGCACACCGTAATTTTCAAACAATGATGTCTCTAGCATTTCTGATGTTGCGTCTCTTTCTGCCAAAATTTGTAAAACGCGCGGTGTTACATCCCCATCTGAGGAAGTAAATCTGGTAAAGGCATCCACATTATTTATAAGTCCCTGCATAAGCACAGGAGCTAAATCTTCAATAGCAGTATCGGAAAAAGTATAGATGCTGTTACGTTTGTCTTTATCCCATGAACTTTTATTAACCATCCCTTCTTTAATAAAGATGTTTAAATACTTGCTAATCGTTTGACGCTTTACTCCCAATCCTTTCATGTGTTCTTCAAAATAAGCCATGTCCGGGGATTCGGCTTGCGCTGTAGCACCCATCAAACAGCGAAAAACATGATAAGGGGCTACGCCATCAATTATTTCTCTGTATCGTGGCGATAATAAATTTGTCCAATGTCCTATGTATAAATAGTATTCCAAATTCATAAGGGATATCACATCCGCTCGTTTTAAGTCTTTCATTTCTTTCTCCTCATAATTAAACGCACACTCGAAGGATGCCACTGACCACCTTTTGCGGTTGGTACGTTTTGTTGATTTAATTGATTGGAGATCTCAACGAGAGTCGTTGCTCCATTGTCTTCAATCCGTTGGATAATAGGTAAAATCTTCTCTGCCCTTTCCGTTGCCTTCTTACGAGTAGCACTCCACGCTAACGAACGAGCCTGGTCTAAAGATGGCGAGCCTAATTTTACACCCTTCTTCTTTAACTCTGCGTGTTTTTTTCTAATTGAAGTGCTTACCTTTGCGCGGTGTGAAACGGATTGCATGTAAAGCAAGCGAAGCGGAACTCGGTCTGAGCCGTTAAGATCGCAACCGATAACAGGGACATCCACTTCGAGAACTGCCTCTAAGAAATTAACGGTGTGGCACAAGTGCAACATGCGAGGCACAACCAAGACGGCTCCAAACTCTTGACACATATTCAGAGCATCTTTTAATACTGTGCGTGTGTGGTTGCGTTTGACCTTCTCCTCGTAGAAATGTCCGATGATTTGCCAAGAGCCTTTGTGCTTTCTATCTTGAGTTACGCCTAGACAGTCTTCAACTATGATGGTTGCTTCATCTAGGGATATTCCATTGGACAGATACATAACGTGCTTACCGTAGGAATGAATTGCCGTAGGTGGTGGATATTTATTTTTAGCCATATTTTTCTCCTTATAAAAAAATAAAAAATGAAGGCATTATTCTGCCCTCATTTTTTATGTTCCTATTTAGTGTTTAGCCTTGCTCCTTATTTAAGATTCAAAGGCTTTAAATTCATTAAATGCAAACAGTAACCTATAGGACAACCGTATTTGCCCCAATTTATAGGAGAATCGTATATTTCATCTACTTTTTTATGTATTGCTTTAGCGTTCTTTAGCGTGGTTAATTTGTTTGAATAATACAAACAGTCAGTAGCTTCATCTTCTAAGTCATACATTAAACCGTCATTTCTTAGAGTTGTTAAAAACTCTTTAGCTTCTTGTAAATTCATTATTTCACCTGATAGCATTTAAAGAAAACAGTCCCACTTGGGTCACTATAAGTAAGCCATTCTCCTTTTTTGGATTCCCATAGTTCATCTAAGATATCTATGTCCCATTCTTCAGCAAGTTCTATCTCTTTGAAGTGTACGAGTCTTTGCCTATCAAAGTTCTTAATAACGTAATCATTCGCTACTGTATCTTCAATAGAATATCCGTTGAAGGTATCAACCCATTCTTCCTCTGGGGGTATGTCTCCGTAACCGTCTGCATGAATAACCAAGAATACTTTATTGTCTTTAGCCAATTCGTATTCAGATTTAGTTGGGTCGTAATCAAATATCTCTTCTGTCTTCATTAGTTTTTCTCCTTAAATATATTCTTTAGTTAGTTCAATTTGGGTTTTGGTTTTAGGATTTTCATTTATCCATTTAACAACTTCATCAAAGTTATTTGAACTGAATAAATCATTTTCCCCATAACATAGAGAGACATGAAATCTAGGAGCAAGTGTATCTAATCCATATATGTCTTTAGAATTTATTGCTCTTTCTTTTTTGTTAAAACTGTCAACCCATACTTGGTATGCTTTGTGTTCGTCTTTTTCAGACAAAAAACTAGGTAGTGCATCATTGCCATAAGACACATTTATCCACGTATTGGGTATATCTAAATCAGCATAATACTCGTTCCAACTCTCTCCTTTTATCATGCCTAATTCTTTCGGTATTTTTTTATCTATCATCATTTTCTCTCCTTTGTTTATTAACTGTTTACACTTTGTATGTGTATATTAGTCCCCTAAGGTATACTTTGCAAGGATTAAAAGTAACTATTTATAAGTGTAATTATGGCTGAACTACCAAAGAGAAAAACCGTCCATTTAGACCCGGCTCTCCACATGGAGATAAAGGCTTATGCCGATTTTTGTGATAGAGACATCAAGGTAACGGTGTCTCGGTTATTACGCCAAGCATTAGACGATGTAGAAGTTAAAAGTGAACAAGGAATCGAGATTCGGGGAGAAGATAATGGAAAAAGATCGCATGAATGAAATGTATTTGGCATGGATGAAATCAAATGATATAGACGTTGAGGCCATAAGGGAAAATGCTTTAACCGTTAAAGAAAAGAAAAAAGGTTTTTTTTGTCAAAAACTTACACGCATTAAATGTCAGAGATAATCATTGAATCTTTATCTACATCGCCTTGTATTAGTGTCTGTACTACTCGGTCTAATCCTGAAGGCTATTTATGTAAGGGTTGTGGAAGAACAAGACAAGAGGTCGAAGACTGGGATTCTTTCACAGATCTGGAAAAGAAGATGATTGTCATGAACTGTTGGAACTCCGGGTTCATGCCTAAACAAAAACTGAATTACTTTCACAAAGAGATTCACCGAATACAAGATTTGATAAGAGAGTTCATTAAATAAAAGATTTCCAAACTAAAACATTAACTAATAAAGGAGAAAATGATGATTGATTTAGGAATAAACGCAGGAACCGGTGGAAACAACTGGATAGCCTACAAACCACAAGCTGACGAATGGAA